CGTTCGGGCTGTACGGAAGGTAACTGTTCAATCTTCTTTTCCGCAAGATATACCCCTTGTCTAACACGGTCTGCCGCTTCTGTCGGGTCAATATACCTTTGATATTCATACAGCTCAAAAAGCGCATCAATCGCCGCCAGTCTGCTTATTAAATCATCCATCACTTTCTGCCTTACCAATCGCTTCCCCAACAAGCACACCTATCAAAAATAACATAATTGATATTGCTATATAGATTTCCATTATTACTATCTCCTTAATGTCGCTTCACATGTATCGCATGACCGCAACAGTCACATATAACAAGCATTTCGTCCCAGTATGATTGTACGGACGGCAACTCCATCAAACGCTCTTTCGCCCATTTCGCTTTTCCCATTGCTTCAATCGCCGCCCGTCTGCTTATCATATCTCCGACATTCGTGTCGGGAACATCCAGTGCTTTCAGTGCTTCAATAGCCATTTCAAGCGCATCTGCGATGTCATCATCCACTTCCTTCATGGTTATATTTGCATGGTCAACATATGAATCAACGAGTGACTTTAAAACTTCAATCGCTTTTACTTTGTTCATCGTTTTTCCTTTCCGCATCCGTATTTATATTATCACTTATTATCCGTTATGTCCACCGTTTTTTCTTCACAACTTTGAACGTCACATAAAATCCTAGTCGCTTCCGCTTTACACTTTTCAACGGGTTTCATCCCGCCATACACATCAAAATAAATATAGTCTGTTACAGCCTCAATAGCGTCCCGTCTACTTATCAGTTCTCGTTTATCTATATTCATAAACACACCCGTCACAATTAAACTCTTGACACTCGCTACATGGATTTTTTCCTTCAACAAAATCTTCGTTTAGCCAGTCAGTCAAAGCCTCTCCGTTCATACACCATAGTTCCGAAGCGGATATTCCAAACAAACTTTTAAATTTATCACCGTTAGTCATCATTTTCCCCCGTATCGCCCCATTCATCTGGTTCATATTCTTCAACTGACTCGATAAAAAAATTATCCTCTAAACAAGACCAGTCCAAAAACTTTTCGATAACTCTAGCTTCTCGCTCCGTAAGATTTACAATAATGCTACTGTACCCTTCCTTCTCAATTACATACTTTTTTAAGTCACTCATTCTCCATATTCCTTTCTCGTGTACATGCTCTCTACATATTCTTCATCAGTCACCATTTTATTCCATGCTTCGACCGCTTCTTCTTCCGTTGTATGAATCCACGTTACGATACCACATGATACGTTGTCGCACTTGACATAATGTGAACCGTATGTATCGTATGTCATCAATCTAGCTTTTCCACAGCAGGACGGACACCTTTTAAGTTTACTCATCATTTCCACTCCCGTTCCTCTGCTTTATCAGTTTTGTAATATCTATCCCAAACCTCCCGCAGATATACCCAACCGCATTAGCATTACCAGACCGAAAATAAAAATCTTTTACATCTGTCGCTTTCTCGGTGCAATTTTTGTCATATACTTCAAAAGCTACAGTTACTAAGTTCTTTTCGCTGATATATCCTATTTTCCGCATAAATTGATTAAGCGTCATCGTTTATATCCTCCTGTTCCATCTCTTTGCTCTTCGGGCAATCATCAGGTGCCAACGATTCCCAATAATACCAATCAACAAACCTGTGAAGTAAAACGCACTCTATATAGTTTCCTGCGAAACACGCAATGTATCCGCATCCCACACATGTTGGTTTACTCATCCTTCGCCCTCCTGTTCAACATAGTAATCTATTAACTTTAATTCATGCGGAATCATACCCTCACTGATGAATAACTCCATGAGGTCTTTCTCAACCATTTCTTTTGGCGGAAATTTATCTGCATCTGGCACCTCTATCGTTGCCGTAAATTTAAATTTTATCGTCATCATTCGCACCTCTTATCCCAACTCATTTTTTTATTCCCCGTATTCTTCTGGTGGCTCTGGCAAAGGCATCCATGCAATAACCGTATCCCTGTTTTGAATATCGTCTATCCCACCGATATACCAGTGATTTCCTCGTGAGAGAAACCCAATAGTAACTCCGTATCTTATGTGGTATAGAAGTACATCTTCGTTTTTGTCTGGCAATTTATTTTCAGTAAAAATCCAATTAGGATGCGCTGTATTATATACCGTTACAACTTCTCCTCTAGCGGTGCCAAATAACCCACCAGAATTTTTCACTATTATTGTATCGTTTCGAATTTCGTCAACATATCCATGAACGAAACACCTATCACCTATCTTCATACTTTCTCCATATATGGTTTCTTTGGAAGTGGATACCACGCCAAAACTTTATAATCGAATATCTCGCCAGTCGGCTTACACCAAACACCGCCGTTGTAATACAACATCTCAGACCATCTACCGCCACGAACAACATCTTGGCAGTAACAATACACAGTTGGACTTTCGCCATACTCCGCATATGGCAGTCTATCGTCAACAGAAATCCAATCGCTAACAATTAATTGCTGTACGGACGGTAGCTTTTCAAGTTCTACACCGATTTTCCAAACTGCGTCATTCCACGCTTCGTTATACACATTATCGACCTTACCAATAACACGATACGGGTATAACTCCGCTATCCTTTCTAGCATTTTATCAATATCTTTTTTACTTTTTAATTCCACAACGCATCCTTCACCTTTCTTGTGATTTGTCTGCATATGCTTAAAAGACTATCTTCATATGGCTCTCTACAGTTTCGGCACTCACTATCAACCTCCTTGCAAATTTTTTCCTCCCTAGCCATAGCTGAAATAAATATTCTCTGCTCTTTGTCGGTAAGCGGCTCAAGTTCCACAGACGGTAATGATTCAATTTTCTGATATGTCATATCTTCGTCCGCTGAGTGCATATAACCGCGAGTATCAATCCAATCATAAAAACAAGAAAGCACTAACTCTTTAGGAACAAACTCTTTATAATCTTCCATGTTATATACTTTATTCATCAATCTTATGCTGTTTGGATACTCGTGACTTTAGTCATGAGAGGAAAACAGCTTCTCCTTTCTATAAGATATCCATTAACATGTTCTAATAATTTCAACTTCTTATAACTAATACTTCCTTTATTCACTTTATCTCCACTTAAAGTTCTTATATCAAAATATCCAGTTTTTCTTCTTCCGAAGATAAAATACTGTTTCCATTGATACATTACTCTATCGTATAAATGAAACCCATGTATGTCATAATCCGTCTGATTTCTTTTCTTTACGCCACCTTTACAGATATTGAATTTATGGATTTGGCGATTATGTCTCCTAACTTTTCTATAATAGTAAATACAATCGTTATCTTTTGCTGAAGCATTTCCGCTGATACATCGTGCGTCTATATAATGTTCTTTCGGCAAACCATGAAGAATCCTACTGTTCTTTGTGATATATCCGAATGTCATAGATACATTTTTATATCTACTTTTTAATTCGTTATATAGCGCCCATCGCATAATTCCCATAAATGTCGCATCTCTAAATGACATACCACGTTTGATTGTACTAGGAAGTTTAACAGTTCCATTATGATATCCACTATGGCAAGTTTCGCAGAGTGTAATTAAGTTATTTGGCGCATCACCACCAATCTTTCTACTTTCGATATGATGAACATTTAAAATCTTATCTTTCGACTTACCTTTACAACATTGGCAAGTATGACCATCTCTGAATAATACATATTCACGCACATTCCAGAATCCAAGTTGTTCACCCTCTTGATACATTTCGTTATGTATATCAGGGTTTTTAATCTTCTGTATATCAAAAGACGCTGTTTCAACCACTAACTTTGATATAGGAAGAATATTATAAATCTTATCAATCACATATAAATGCGTTTCGATTTTATGTCTAATACTTGGCGCTAACCATTCCTCGCATCGCTTTCGGTTGTTGAAACGTGCTTTGCGATATCTTGTTTTGCGACCTCTTCGTTCTCTTCTTGCTTCACGCCTTGCAGATAACTTCTCTACAATATCGTTTCGGAGTTCTACTTCCGCTTCAAATAAAACTTGATTATTTGTAGTAGCTGATAATCCTATAGTTTTACTTCCACTGTCAACTCCAAGAGAGATATCTTGAATAACATTTCCAGTTTCGTATAATAATCGAATCGTGAACGGATTTTTATTAATTACCTTTGCTTCACCATCTCGCAAAAGTCTTCTTACTTTCCCAAAACGCTTCGTTGGCATTAAAGGTTTTCCGTCTTGATTTAATACATAAACAAACATAATACTCCAATGATATGTTTTATCGTTATAAACCAGTACATATCAAACTGTAAAGTAACCATCGTCAATGTTATGGAAAGGTTTATATGCGTACAACACTGTTCATACCCATCAGAACTGTTTAATCATACGCCGTAGAGTTACAGACTTGGTTATACATCCGTAAGTACCTATACATTCTTCCCTAACGTAGTGTCCGAAACACTTAGACTAATCAATAACGGACTTACAAGCCCGTGACTTTAGTCATGGGTTATTGACAATCTACTCCTTAATATGATATTCCAAGTTGTTCTGCGGTAACTGGCGTTCCATCACGATTTAACATTACTGTGATTCCATGACGATACATGCCACTATTGAAACATAAGTACACCACGCCAGTGTTTACATCAACTGCGTAATAATAACAATAACCATTTTCCTTATCGCCCAAATCGAGAATATTTGGTGCAATATTTTCAATAGATTCATTGTGTTTTACTCTGCCTAAATTACCATTACCCGCACATCCGCAAAGAGCAATACATACGCATATAACTAATGTAACTATTACTTTATTCATTTATTTTCCCTTCCAATTCGCAGTCATATTGCACAATTTATCAGTGTCTTATTATATTATTTTGTACAATTTCATCGAAGTAAGGTACAACTACGCACAACGCCTCTATTAATGCAGATTCACTAATGCAATATTCGCATTCATCGCAGGATTTCGAAAAACATATATTAGCTTCTAATGTTCTGCATCCTTTTTCTTTTCTTAAAATTTCAACTGCTTCTTTAATTGTCATTTAACACACCTTCCTTTTCGTATTCTACGCACGACAATGTTTCAAGTTCTTCATTCGTCCAAAAGCCAGTTGCTTTATCATACTTTTCGCAAATAGCTATGCAATTATTATCTTTATTAATAACAGTTATTAAAAAGTATGCGAAGTATTTACAATCCTTACACAGCTTCATTCTTAATAACCCCGTCTTTCTCCTTTATCACAACTTTCATAAAGTTCAACTCTAGTACGACAGTCATTTCTTCGTCTACATATATAATATCCATAGTCATATCTGAAAAAGTATTTACATTCTTTACATACCACTTTCTCTGTTTCTCTATACTCTCCCCTTTCACATCCGTCATAACGGCTCATACTATCGCCAGTAATTTCGCATTTTAGTTTCTTTATAAAGTACCTACAGTTCTCGCACCTCATTTAATCATTCATCCTTATCTTCATCACTATAATCCAAAAGCATAGATAAGATTCCCACCAATAAATTATCAAAATCCTTTGGTGTTAAATCATTAAGTGCGTTATCAAGAAGTTCACTTACCTTACAGTTATATTCATATAACGTCATCTTTTATCTCCTTTTATGATGCGTTCAGCATTCCGAAAACAAATCCACATGCAAACGACACGATTATAGCTATCAATATTGTTTCAGTCATAATTATTCTTCCCCCACAACATCAATCACGCATTTCAAAGTCAATAAAATCCAGAAAACTAATCCGCACATAAACGACACAATTATAGTTATTACTATTATCTCAGCCATAATTATTCCTCATACGGCTCTGGCATATTTCTCCACGCTACAACACACATATGTTCGAACTCATCGTGCAACAAAAAGCCATCCTCACTATTGTAGTAATCCGCATCAACCATTCTTTCGCCAGAATCGAAAACAACTGTTACTTCATACATTCCGTTTGTCTTCGGCTTTCCGTGTTTGGCGACCGAAACCCACTCGTTATCCTCATACTTCCCCAACTTGTTTCTCAGCGCCATGATTTCTTCCCGTTCGTCAGCCCAATCGACAGC